GCTAATGGCTCTGTACTTACGACAGTGCCATCGTCTTTAACAACACCATTACTGATTGGGTTGTACGGGCTGCTAGCTGTCGCCACCTTGATCCAATCGCCAGGTTGCAGGGCATTGCCGTCAGGCGTTGTTTTGAAGCTGATGGAATGTGTGACGTATTTACGGAGAGACAAATAAAACTTTGCCACCTTAATTGCGTGGCTTGTTGATGTTACATGAGATAGCTCAAACTCTTCGATTGGCTTGTTTTCGTCACCTTTGTAGCGGACAGTTACTGTGCGCTCTTCTGGGAATTTATTTTGACGTTCCTTTCTGTAGCGAATAACAGCCTGGAACATTTTGCGTTCTTCAAGGCCAAGGTATTCAAGGTTAAAGCTGTCTTCGATAATGTTGCCATCAGTAAAAATGGCGCTAATCGGCACTGCCTGCGTTCCGTCAATAATGTCGCTTGCGTTAATTGGCAGCGCGGGTTCAATCGAAAAAATGCCGTTCTTGCTGGTTAAATTACACAGCATGGATGGGGCAATACGCGCCAAATAAGAGCGCACGTTGATTCCATCTGAAATTACGTCATCGAAGAACAGACCGTTGGCGCGAAGATAACGACCTGTAGCTGCAAGCTGTTCACGGTCGATCAGCTCCTGCGAGATGATGCTCCCAACACCAATATCACTGTTGGTAAACAAATAATAAGCAAGGTCTGTGAATAGGTTGCTGGCGCCAGTACCACCATCTGTCAACAATTCGACGTTGACACCGTTCTTGATATACAAATGCAGCTGATCGACGTTGTTGATATTGAAGCCTGATTTCATTTTTAAGCCAGCCATCGCCAAGTTTTCGTACTGTGGAATCAAGCGTTCTTCCAGTGACTCGTTGACGTAAACAATTTCGTGCTCGGGGGCATCATCACAAGAATGTTTAATCAGATCGCCGTAATGAGATACCTCGGCAATGCCTGGATACTCTTCAAACTTGCGCCCAATAGTGGTTGAGACCTCAATTGTCTCATCCTCAAGCCCATTCACGGTGAAAATAGCCTGCCATTCATCGCCAAACCCATCCAGGAAATTGCGCTTTCGATATGTTTGCCCGCTTAGCCAATCTCCACTGCCAGAAACAACCGAAACGCTCTGTACTCTCCACCATAGATTTCGCGCAACACCAGGGCGATATATCTTCTCGGAACGCAGCTTAATTGTTACCGTAACTTCCCTGTTGCCAGATATGCCTTGTCCCGCATCCGTATAAACAATGTCAAATTTATGCGTAGCTCCGGCTCCCAGGTTATTGAAATAAGGATCCAACCCCGCCTTGATTGACCATACATTGCTTTCCTTGAATACATCCGCTGCTTCGTTTGTGCCGTATCGCACTAGCCCTTGATAGCTAACACTGCTAGGTTGCTGGCTAGTGCCGCTAATCGTTACGGTTTTTTGCTCTCCAAGTCGACTTGGGCGGTCAATCATTTCTTTCAACGACCACCCATCTTTACTGATTACAGATCTGCGTTTTGCGCCGACAGTAAAAGTGCCGTATTCAGTTTCAAAAGTTTCTTCATGGTAGGCTGCAGTTGCATCTAGCCGCCAAACCACAGCATTAGGATCGCTAGTGTAAACAAGCTCTCCAGAAGTTACCGGACGGATGCGAAACTCATAGCGTCCGCGCTGTGGATGAAAAACGCGAACAAAGTTAAATTGATCAATCGGCTTGTTTCCTTTCACGCAGAAGCCTTTAAGAAACACCCACTTTGCAGAGCCATCTGGGTTTTCGTTGGCAGGGCGCACATATAACAGGAAGTGCGAGAAACGTGTTCCATAGGTGTTCCGATACGACGTAGATAGTTGAATTTTTCTAAAGTTTTTGCTAATTAAAGTCTCAGGATTTGGAACGGCGTTAAAGTTGCAGATGTTATCAAAACGCAGCCAAACATTTGACTTAATGCCAATCTCAGTTACGTCGCAATCTTTGTTGTTGACGATGTTGGCCAGCTCAACTTGGCAGATCGGGAAAAAAGCCTCTGAGATATCTGGACCAGTCAAAAAATCAGGCTTTTCAATTTTGTTCAAGCCTACGATGCCGATTTTATTCTGCACCCGACTCCAGGTCTCGATGCACTCTAAATGTACGTCTACATACTTTGTCTTGCCGGGTTCATAGATATCTCTACTGCGATCAACAACGCGGAACAAAGCTCGACCAATCAAAAAATAAGCGCCAAGCGTAAATTGAGCGTCGTAACGCTTGTTTTCGTCATCCGTGGTACTACGCACGTCCTCTGTGTTGATATTTGCGCCACGAGTAATACCATCACGCGACCAAGTTGGCTTGCGATCCTGCCTGCCGTACCCAACAGCAATCCGAATACGATCTCCTTTGTTGACAAATCTTATGCGCGTACCAGTACCCTGCTCGCTATCAGGAGATGGAACGCTGTAGCCATTGTGTTCAATTAAACCAACATGACGCCCGTAGTTTCTGCCGACGCCCGGCATCCCGCTTTGATATGGCTCGCTCAAATCTTGCCCACCGAGCACGGTATCCATATCTGCCTGCGCAACAATTCGATATTGCTTTGCAGCCTCCTCTTGGGCATCTTCTTTTTTCTTGCCTTCGAGCTTGGGAACGCTAATAACTTCCCAGTTAAGGCGATATGGCGTTCCATTTGGAATGGCGGCATATACGCCAAATTTCGTCTGTGAAGTTGGGGTGTAAGTGTGGCAAAAACCTGGACGACCGCCGCCTAAACTTGTTGGGCAGAAAAAAGCATCAACACCGTAATCAGGCACTGGCGGTGTTGCCAGTTCTCCATAGCGCTTGTTTCTGCCGGTTAGACGGCTGCTAGTGTTTTCGTCAAAGCCACCTGTGTAATAAAACTGGTAGCTTTCATCGTGCATTGCATCGAGCGTGTTGTTGCCGATGAAAATGCCAGCAATATCTGCACGTTCCATCGGTGCCTGACCGGCAACCATCTGCAGCTCGATGACCTGATGACTGCCAAAACTTTTGATGCGGCTCCAGACAAGCAGCGGTGAGATCAGAATGCCGCCGGAGTAATACTGTTCGCCTAGGTCGTCAGTACGAAGTTCTTGCTTGGTAAAAACAATTGGCACAGGCGTGCCATACTCTGCCAGCTGCTGTTGAGAACTAAAACTAAAGGTAGGCGCAAAACTTTGACGGCCTGTTACGTTGCGCAGTTTGCGAAACTTAGCCTCATCTGCGGATGATTGAGCTGGTTTAGGCGCAAGAAGGAATGAGGCCGCAGTACTGGCTAAGCCAATAACAAGGCTGGCGATTGCAAGGCCTAATTCCCAACCGTTCTGAACGTCGGGAACACCTGCGTATTCAGCAGGTCGTTCGTAACTACGGGTACGAACTTCACGCACAAACCGTCGATACTCGTCTTCACTGCAATCCAGTGCAGCAATTAGCTGCTTTTCCCACGGAAGTAGCGGCAGTGCCCCTGCGGGTTGGCGATAGGGGACCATGCGACCGCCCTCGAAAGCTCGCTGATTCGCAGAATCCCCGTTTGCCATACGACACCAAAAGCCCAGTCGTTTTGTGACGCTAGAGCCACGTCACCATCGTACAGAGGCTCTTGTACTTCTGTACCCCACGTTAGCAACGCTCGTAAAACACTGATTTTGCTCGCTGTGTACCAAGCAATATCAAGTGGTGGGCTGTCCAGCCCCATGCGGTTTCGCACTTCATAGACCAATCGGATGCAATCAGTTTTGCCGCTACTAGGATCAGCACCCAGTTCATACGGCATCCCAATCAAATCCAGCATCAGAAGCGAACGCTGCTGGTTACAGGCAAGCTGCCGACTAACTGCTGAGTCAAACGCTTGCGTGGCAGATCAACGCCGACCGCATCTAAGACAGAAGCCAGCTCCAGTTTTACCGCGCTGGAATCCCAGCTAGCACCAACGATCTGCGAAAAATACCGCGACAGCAATCTGTAATCCATCTTGTCGTCTGGGTTGGCCAGCACAGTGCGGACATTGCAGACCCAGTAATCACGCACAGCGGTTTCGATCCAGCCGCGCGTTAGCGAGTTATTTGGGAATAGCAGGCTAGCTGGCTCGTTGTCGGCTGCCTTTGTGACCGTAACACCGCTGAACCCAAACGGCAGGAAGCCAAACGTGCTGACTTCGCCTGTTGTGATATTGGTGAAATAGGCGTCTTCGCCAATGTAAAAATTCTGGAAACGGTAAATTGTGCCGCCATCGGGCGAGCGAATGTTCAAGTAATGCGCCAGTGAGTAGGTGGTGTTCATCAGATGCCAACGCGGTTACGGGTTGATGCTGACTGTTGCAGGCGGCGAATAGCAAGTTGTTCACCCTGTCTAGCGCCCTGTTGGGCGGCTTGCTGCATCCCAACCTGGAACTGATCGGCGGTGACGTAATCGACGCTGTTGATGCGTTCGACGCTGTAGCGCACGTCGATTGGCTGCATCGTTGCAGTTGCTGCGCTGCTGCCTTCAGTGCTGGTGCCGTTGCCGGGGATGACGGATTCGCCACGGGCGCCACGCGAGTAACGGGACATTGCGGCGGACATTTTGGACTGTGGGATGACGTACTCCGGTTCGCCGCCTTCGCCGATTAGTGCGCGAGTGGGGCCGGTGACAAAACCGCCAGTGGCAAGCGGCGTAAAGCCGGAGCCCTGCCAGTTGTAGCTTCCCAAGCTTGGTCCAAGACCTAAAGAATCTGTGTTAAACGCATTTGTAGCGACTTTGCCGCCGTAGTCGGTTCCCCCACCGCCACCAGACACGGCCCCAAGCGCTTTAAGGATTGTTTGGAGCG